ACGGTCGTTTGAGAGTAGCTGCCAGACTGATTTTGCAGGCCGTCGATTGCCGTAACCCGTACCTGATAGCCACTCGTGCCGCTGATACTGCCGCCGATGACGGTTGCGGAGCCGTTGGTGACGGCTTGTGCGGTGCTCCATGTATCGGACCCGGCAGGAGCATACTGTGCTTGGAGCGTTACAAGACTGTTTTTTCCGTTTACGCTTGCGATTGTCACGCTTGCGGTTACACTGATGTATGCGCCTGTGTCACTTGGTGTGCCGTTGCTGGTGCATCGGTACGCTGCAAGAGACGCGAAAATTGGGGAAAAGTAGTCGTAAACGGTGATCGTTTTGTCCGTTGCTGATGCTGCGTTGCCGTAGGCGTTCGTGATTTTTGCCTTACACGTCAGCATCCCGGTTTCCATCAGCGCATCCGTCGTAAAGGTTGTTTCGCTTTGCGAACTTTTTTGCTGAGAACCGCAGGAAAGCAGGACGTTCTTGTAGGACGAGCCGCTCCCCGGAGAACTGCCGCTTAGTGTCAGCTTGGCAGTGCTGTACCCCTTCACATATACGCCCCAGCTTGCCGGGATGGTTGCAGGCTGTACCAGAGCAACTGACAGCGTACCCGCGGTCGGCACAACGCTCGCAGGGTCAACCGTGATGGTGAATGAATAGACTTCTGTGCCCACGCAGGATGAGTAGCTGTCATCCGTGTACGTTTCGAGCTGTGCATACGCCGTACCGGTCGGCCAGCTCGTCGGTATGCTCATCGACGTGTAGCTTATTCCTGCATCCAGATACTGCGTTTGCGCGTGAATGCTGTCTCGACTCCAGCGCACGATGTGGCAATAGCTGTCCTCATAAGCGTTCAGAGTCAGTCCGATTGCGCTGCCCTGCGCGATGGAGGACGCGCTGAGGTAGCCGGTAGACTTGGAAGCGGCGGAGTAGTTGACGGTGATGGTGATTGTACAGCCAGTGCGGACGTTTAGGACGTTGCTCGTGCTGCTGACGCCGCCCCACACCGTAAAGGTGATACTGCCGCCCGTGAAATTGAGAAGTGCGGAGCTGACGCTGTACGCGACCTGCGTCTGAGAACCTGCGCTATCAAGGTCGAGGCTGACCTCAAAGTAGTTTGTCGAGAATCCGGCTGTTGTCTGTGAATAGACCGTGACGTCGGAGAACGACACGACCACACTCTGGATGGAACTGCCCGCGCCGGGGAGACTGCCGCTGCTCTGGTAAAAAGAAGCGGTTACAGTATTTCCACGTTTTCGGTAGGAGTTGGTCGGAGAAATACTGCTCGATGAAAAGACCACTGACGGCATAGTTCTTTGTCCTCCTTAGCTTTCCGCGCTTACATAGCGCAAGGAAAGACCGTTGGATGTTTTTGCCCACACGAAAGTGTTCTTGCCCTGCGCGCCGATAGCGAGGCTGTTTGTGATTTGCGCGTCGGTGATATACAGCTTTTTGTTGCTGATGTACGCAACCTCTGTTGCAACTGAGCCGCTATACTGCATGAATGAGAGCCGCTCGTTTGTCAGCAGGGTACGGAAAGCGCTGTTGGACTTGCCGATTTCCACGCCGTCACCGCTTGCGCGAATCAGTGTAGAGTACTTGGTATCCACGCTGCCCGCGGCGTTCTGCGTAGCCGCTTCAAATTCCGCTTGCAAGGATTCTGCTGTTTGCTTTAACGTACTGTTGAAGGTTTTAAGCAATGAGTCGTACTGATTCGTGACGTAGGTTGACGATGCCTTGCTCTCGATGGAATCCTGCAAAACAGAAAAAGTAGTGTTGACGGAAATAAGCTGTTCAAGGATTTGCGGGATGTTCATGTCCTGTACAGACTGCCATTCCGTCCCGTTATATCGGTACAGTTTGCAGTTGTCGTCTGTATCAATCCAGAGATCCTGCTCCTTTGCGTCGGTGGGCGGGGTGCCCTGATAGTAGGTTTTTGCACCTGCCTCGCCGTCCTCTACCAGCTTTATCGGGGCTGCCCAGACGGAGACGGATACGGTTGCCGTTCGCGCCACAGCTTGGGATTGGATGACCCAGCATGGGTTGCCGTCCGCGTCGGGCAAAGATTGTGTCCAGCCGTCCAATGTACCTGTCAGGGATGCGGTGGCGAAGGTGTACAGAAGTGCGCTGGCAGGTACGTCCGGGGCACTTTCTGCTCTTTTGTACAGATGAACGACGGCGGAATTGTAGCCGTTCGTGCCGTCTGTACCGTCCTTACCGTTTGTGCCATCCTTGCCATTTGCCCCGTCTTTGCCCGGTTTTCCATCTGCACCCTTTGCGCCAGTGTTGACCTTGCACCAGTTGATACGATGAGTCATGGCAACAGGGGAGGTAACGTTCACGCTGAGTACTCCGTTGAGGGAATCTGCGTTGCCCAACGTTACGCCATCGGCTACGGTGATTGTGATGGGGACTTCTTTGCTTTCCAGCGCCGCGCCGATGGTAACGGTCATGCCCTTCGGGGCGCCAGTCACGCTTGCAACAGTCGGGATGACGGAGTTTTTTCCCGTGTACGCCGCGACGTTGCTCGTGAACGTCTTTTCGCCTGTTACCGTACCGTCTGCCGCCGCAGGGAAAGCAATGCTTGTGGCGGTCAGCGTCACGCCGGAGTATTCGTCCTGTTGGTTAATGTGCAGACCGTCGAAATCAAGGGCGGTAGACCATGACTTGCCGCCGTCCTTTGTGAAGCCGATACCAAGGTTTGTTCCGTCGAATGCACCGATGCGGATCTGCCGCTGGTCACTGGTCGGGTCAATGAGGTAGATGTTGTCATTGTTCCAGTAGAAATCCCGTGACCCGCTGATTTTGACGAGCTGCGCGTTCAGTGTGCCGGTCGTAATGTTATCACCGTTGATGACCGTTTTGCCGCTGGTAGCGAGGTCAACCGATGTGATTGCACCCTCAACCGTTACATCGCCAGTCAGGCGATACTTTTGTTCAACTGCGTCGAAGTAGATGCAGTCTTGCCATGCGCCGTCGTGGTAACGCTGCATAGAGAAGGTCGTTGCATTGGCAATCAAACGGGCGGTGGCCGCGCCATCGTGCAGCAGCTCACTGACGAAGCCCTCCTTGCGATTGATGCGGTTGCCGAAGTAGCTTTTTCCCGTGCTGACGTAGCGCTTTGCTTGTAGCTCTGCGGCGCCGACATACGGTACCTCATCCTCATCGTCATCAGCAACACCGTTTTGCAGGTCGCAGACAAATGAAGGATTGCATCGAATGCTGATTGACGCGGCAATCAGAAGAATAGTTTCACCCTTTCGCGTGACGGAAAAGGTGTCTCCTACTTCAAGTAGCGGGTCGAGATATGTGCCCGAAAGTTCGTAGGGGATAAAACTGCGCCCGATTAGTCCTGTTTTGGAAGCGAGAACGACAACGCTGCCTTGCAGAGCGCTTTCGTCGGAAAGTGTAAGTACGCCGTTTGAAAGAGCACCGTCTGATACGAACAGTACCCCGCTCTTGAGCGAATAGCTCGCGCCTATTCTCTCCACCATTTCCTGTGTAGCATATTCGCACCCCGCCGCCAGCTCGATACCACTGTCATTGCCGTAGGTAAACTGGTTGTCCGCTGAATCTGTCAGCGTAATACGCGATATGCTTTTCTTGCCGGTTGAAAGAGGGGTGTACTGCATGTACGCTGTGCCGAGTGCCTGTATAGGTGAATCGGTGTCTGGGTACTGTACAAGCCTGAGTTCGCCCTTCTCTGTCATAACGAAGCTGCCGCCGTGCGCCGCGGCAATCATGGAAAGAATTTCTGACATAAGCACATCCTCGTTAGGATATGCGACTTTGTAGTCTCCGCCTGTTTTGATGACCGTGCGCGAGTCAACGGTTACACCCATAAGACTGACAATCTCGTTGAAAACGTCTGCCATAGCCACGGGCCAGACGGTATACTGCGTTTTATCGAGGTAGGTACGTCCGGCCAGCATCATGCCGTCGCGGCAGGTCAGCGTTACCAGACTGCCGGAGGTAGAACGCCGGGAAACCCAGTATTTTCCCTGCTTTACCCAGTCAGTAACGGTGTTTCCGTTCCTGCTTTTCAGCCTGCAAAACGCCTGTACGCAAGCCGCTTTCGGGATGGTTTCGTTTGCGTGCGGACGCACGGCGATGGTCAGCGAACCTGTGCAGCAGCGCCCGATACACGGCTCCTGCATGAGGGGTTTTTCGATAATGGGCGTTCCCTGAATGTCGGATTCTCGATACTCGCTGCCGCCAATCAGAAAACGGTACTCTGTGACGTGCGGGACGGCGAATACCGCCGCCCAGTTGTCAGGGCAGCTTTGCATTATACCGTCGCCTCCTTAACGCTGATAAGCGTGAAGGATATATCGTCCAGCTTGATACCCTCATCAGTAAACCGCTCAATCGCCGCTGTGATCGAGGTGTTGTAAAACAGGCGGGTGCATACCCCGTCCAGAAGGTCGGGGTATTGCACCTGTACGCCATCGTCACCGCCTTGCAAGTCGGCTTCAAGCTGCTGCGCCGTTTCAAACGGCATAGGCCCCAGCTTTAGCGTCAGTTTGCGCTGATGAGACTTTACGTTGGGGTGCATCACGTCTCCAGCGTCACGTCCCGCATCCTCATCGTTGGTGTTCTCACGCGCCCAGCCCAGCCCGGTTTTAGCTTTGACATATGGGGCATAGTCATGACCGTTGATTTTGAAAACGCCTTTTGCAGACATGCTTATGCACCTCCATAACTTCTAATCTGCGATCTTTGCAGATAATTCAGAGCTTTCATCAGGCTTTCGCCGTCAATCGTCAGGTTCTTGCCGCGCAGAACATCAATCAGTTCGCGCAGAAGGTCGCGCTGGTCGGACATGGTTTCGTCAAAGTTTGTCGTGAACGCCGTAATGGGGTCGGAATCGCCCGCAGACGGGCTTTCAGCGGCTACCCTTGTCTTATACGGGATTACCGTTCCAGCCGCCACAGCAGGCGCGTAGAAGCCGCCAGCGGCGGTCAGCATGGAGGCAATTTGCATGAAGGTTGTGGCAATGTCGGAAAGCCGACTCGCAACTCTATCCATGCCGGATACAACTGCGTTGCTTGTCATCTCAATGTCTGGGGCGCTGATGCTGGAATCGGCGATAGAGCTTGCAAGGTTGCCCATTGTCCTGAAAACCGCATCTTCTTCGTTCACGATGCCATCATTCAGACCTTCCATCATGAAGCCGCCGATGGATTTGAAAACCTTCGACGGGGACGCAATGCCCAGTGTGCTTTTGACGCTGTTCACGAGACTCTTGAACTTGCTGACGACGCGGCTCTTGAAGTCGCTCCAAAGTCCAGTGATACCGCCCTCTGTACCGTTAGTGATACCTTCACCGACGCCGCTCCAGTCAACCTGCTTCGCTTCGTCGCGTGTGCCGGTAAACCAACCGATAACGGTGTTTTTGATGTTCTGCCATGCGGTATCCGCAGTAGACTTCACGCCGTCCCATGTGTTGGAAAGAAACTCCGTCGTGTTAGTCCATGCGGTTTCTGCGCCGGACTTTATGTTGTCCCATGTATCGGAAATGGTTTGTTTAACGTTGTCCCACGTTTCCGTTGCGCGTTTGGAGAGGTCGTCCCATACGCCGGAAACCGTTCCTTTGATGCCCTCCCAGATTTCCGATGCCGACCCCTGCAAGCCGGTCCACACGTCAGAAATCGTGGCTTTAACATCGTTCCATTTTTCGGTTGCGGCATCTTTCAGATTGTTCCATGTGTCAGAAATAGTAGTCTTAACACTGCTCCATACGTCCGTCGCGGTTCCTTTCAGATCGTTCCATACACTGGAAACAGTGGTTTTAATGTCCTTCCACTTTTCACTTGCGGCATCTTTCAAGTTATTCCATGCGTCGGAAACAGTAGTTTTGATGCCCTCCCATGTTTCAGACGCACTTTTGGAAAGTCCATCCCAAATGCCGGAGACGGTATCCTTGATACCCTCCCATGCCGTGGAAGCCGCGCCTTTGATGTCCTCCCATAGACCGCTGAAAAATCCGGCAAAGTCTGCGACGATTCCTTCAACCCATTCGAGAATGGCTTTCCAGCCCTCTGTCAGTCCGCACAGCAGGCCATCAATGATGAAGCCGCCCTGTTCCTTCATAACGGTGGAAGGGGAGGCTATGCCGAACGCTGCTTTGAAGCCGTCAATGAAGGGCTTGAAGATGTTATCGTAAATCCATGTGCCGATGTCGAGAATCGCGTTCAGAATACCGGCCAGTAGACCGGCAATGATGTTTCCGCCGTACTCGTCGAAATATTCACCGAAATACGTCTTTACATCTTCCCACGCCTGCTTGATGCCGTCCCAGATATTAGACGCGAGAGAAGCAATCAGCGCCGTAGCACCGCCGATAGCCGCACCCAGCAGCTCAAACATGCGGGAGACGAGACCGTCCCAGTCAATCGACTCGTAATAGCCCGTCACAGCATTGTAGAGTGCAGTGCCGAGCTCTGTCCACTCAATCCCCTCGATGAATCCGATAGCGGCATCCATTGCGGATTCGGTGAAGTTGGAAATGAACGTGCCCCAGTCGGCGAGCCACTGTTCGATGTCGAGACCGTTTACAATGCCTGCAAACTGCTTGCCGAGATCCTCCCACTTCACAGAGGTCAAAACGGTATTTGCAAGCGTGAATGCACTCGATACGAACGTGTTCAGCGATGTCGTGATGCTTGCAATCATTCCCGCAACGTCGAGGCCGTTGACAATATCGCCGATTTTCTTACCCACGTCTGCCCACTGAATGGACTGCATGAAGTTGGTGATTGCGTTGAAAACGCCCTTGATGCTTGCGTTGACGGAGGTAACGAGGCCGCTCCAGTTGATGGTGTTAAACCAGCTTTGCACACCTGTTCCAATCGACGCGCCCATCTGCTGCCAGTTGACGGTTGTGACAAAGCCCTCGATGGTGTTAATCAGCGCGTTCCATTTGTTGGCGAACGTCGCGCCGATGGTCGCCCAGTCGGTGTTTTCAAAGACGCTGTTCAGTCCCGCAGCCAACCCTGCGCCCAGTGTAGCCCAGTCAGACGTGCTGAGGAAGATGTTGAGCATACTGAACACAAGGTTCAAGCCATCAGAAATCAGCTTACCGAGGTTTGCCCAGTCGAAGCCGGACACAAGGCCGTTCAGGATAAGGGCAATTCGGTTTGCCCATTCTACGGCAAGCGGCTGTACCGTCACAATCCAGTCATCAACTGCGGTCACGATGCTGTTCAAACCGCCAGCGACAATTTCGCCGATGCCCTCCCAGTCACCCGCTTCAAAGGCAGTTTTGAGGGAGGTGAAAAAGTTCTGCACGGATTCAGGAAGCAGACTTTCAATAGGCACATCTTCGTACAGGTCGCCCGCGCTGCTCCCGCCGCCCCCTCCGCCTCCAGAATCGGTGGAGGAAGCCTTGTTCAGTTCATCAAAGCCGTAGACCTCATTTTTCAGTTCCTTCGCTGCTCCTGCCGCACCGCCGAGGCTTTTGGCATACTCGTCGGTTTGTTTTTTGGCGACCGTGACCGTGCCTTTGCCAGACAACAGAGCGAAGAAAGCGTTCAGATAGGAGATTGCCCTTGAAATCCAGCTGATAATTGTAGAAATCGCGGGTGCGACGGCGTTTACCAGATTGCCGAAGGTAACGGCCAAATTGGCGGACAGCCCTTTCACAGCGTTCTTCATGCTCGACATAGAAGCGTTAAATGCCGAGGAATACTGCGCGAGGGAACTCATACATGCCTTGATAGACTGAATGGTACCTGAAATGAGCGTGCTCTTGATGCTCGAAAGCAGGATGGTTTTCAGACTTGTCAGGGACTTCACGAGTCCCTGAGAGCTGAGCACGCCATCTTTTGTCTTGCTGAAAAACTTTTTCAGCCCGTTCGCCGCTGCTTTTGCGCCGGTAGATACGCCCTTAAAGACCATTTTCGCCAGTGCCGCATTCATGCGCAGAGCGGTAGAAGCCGCGCTTTTCAGAACGCTTCCAAACTTCCGCATAGCACTACCTGCGGCGCTTGCATCTTCGGGCTTTTGCCGAAGTTCGGAGTCAACGCGCCTGAGGGAGGCTTCGGAGCTTGCGGCAGGGGCAGAAATCACGTCAAACCCTGCGGCAGTTTGCTCATAGCCCGCGAGCTGTGCCTGCATATCCCGCAGCGCACTGGACATTTCCTGATACTGCGTTGTATCCGCGCCGTTTACATAGGCTGTGCCGTTCGCCTGCATGGACTGCATAGAGCGTTCATAGGATTCCAGCGCGTATTCTGCGTTCTGAATCTGGATTTCAAGACGCTGCCACTCGCGAGAAGTCTTACTGGTTCCCATCTGCTCCATTACGTCGCGGCGGTCATACAGCCTGAAAAGCGACTGTTCGGCTTTTTGTGCGGAAGCCGCAAGCTGCTCATACTCAGGCGTTGTGACTTGCTGACTACCCAGCCTTTGCAATTCTGCCTCCAGCCGTGTAGCACTGTCCCTCGCCTTATCCACGTTGACTTGGAAGCGCATCATCTGAGCATCTGTCTTGATGCCCATCCGTTCGCTATCAGCAAGACGTTGGAGCTGATTGCCCAGCGACGTACAGGAACGTTCTGCCGCGCTCATGCTCTTTCCGAAATCGGACGAAGATACCGCGCTGGACAGCCGTGAGTTCAGCGTTTCAGCACTTTGCGCGGCGGCGTTAATCGAGCTTCCTGCCTGCTGACAGGCAGAAAAAAGCGGCTGCATACCATTTGCAGCCGCACGCCCGGACTGGTTAATCGCCTGCGTTACTCCCCGGATGGCCTGTTGCATCCTCTGAGATCCGCGTTCAAAGCCGGTATTGTCCAGCCCGGTATCAATGATAATAGAGCCGTCTGCGCCGTTTGCCATTAAGTTTCACCTTCTTCCGGGAGAGAATCAAACATGGATTGCAGGGTGCCCTCCGCCTTTTGCGGGGCGGGTTTTTCTTCGATACGGCAAAGATTGATGTTGGAGCGATAAAACTCCTGCTCGTATTTTTCCAGCTTCTTTCCCCGCGCTTTCTTCTGTCGGATGGTCAGAACGAAGCCAAACAGCCCGTCGTGGTCTACGGACTGGTAGTAGCCGAGGAATGTCCACCAATGCAGGTAGGGTAGAGCACGGACTTCCATTCCTGCTGCTTTATTGACGGCGGGAAAAATCAGTTGCTCGTCCTTGTCCCAGTTGATTGTTTTAGGCGCGGGCGTATCCTCTCGCGTACCGCAGTCGATAAACGCGGTTGCGGCAGCATAGGCTTGTGCGTACTGTTGACTCGGAATTTTATTAAAATCCGTAAACAGGCGTTTCAAACAGACGTACACCTTTTCGCTATCAGAAAGACTTGAGTCGTTATAGGCGGAGAAAATTTGCAGAATGTTACGATAGTCCGTGCGGATTCTGTATACTGTGCCGCATACGTCAAGGCTTGTCGGCAGTTGCCCCAGCATCCGGCGTCACATCCTTTTCAAGGTCAGCCAGATACTTTTTGATGCGCTCCTGCGACAGTTTTGTTTCCGTTTCAATGGCCTGAGCGATAACCTGACCGAGAACAGTCAACACGTTCTCGACGTAGAAAACGCCATTGACGGACGAAAAAGGATGACGAGTTGCAAACAGCGCGTCTGCGTCATCCATGTCGAACAGCGCGTTAATGCGCTGCTTAACAACGGTTTCAACCTGTTGCAGCTTTTCCCAGTTATCGTCGAACTCCGATGTGCCGTCATTTTTAATGTCCATATCGGACAGCGGCTTAATGATGGAATCAAAATCGTCCATCAGTGCCTTATAGCGGTCATAGATGGACACGTCACCGGGACGGATGTGCAGCTTGCAAATGATTTTTCCATAAGGGTTGACGAGGGTAATCTCTTTCGTACCGTCGTCCAGCGTGAAAACGTTCTGATTCGTGTTCGTCTGCGGGAGCTTTGTTTTGTTCGCCATATCGTGTTTACCTCCTACAAAATGCGGCGAGGCTCCGCGTGTAGCTTTGCCCCGCCGCTCTCATCTCTTCACGCGCCGCTCATCAGGAACCGGCGGTGAAGTTGGTGATGGTGGCCTCGTTGGTTCTCATGTCGTACACGATCTTCTTCTTCGTGGCCGGGCCAACGGGCGTAATCGTAACGGGAATCGCATAACCCGCCGTGTCGCCGCCAGTAGACTGAGGCACAAACCACGCCTGACGGACGTAGCAGTAGCCGGTCATCTTCTGGGTCTTTCGGTTTGCCGTCTGGAAATATGCCTCGGCAAAGTAGCCCATCAGGTCGCCCTCACCGTAGAGCTCCTCCAGCGCCACCTCGCGCAGATGGTCGTACATCTTGCGGGAAGGGTCGATGTAGTAGGGGTCGAGACCAATTTCAGGCGTATAGCCGGAGTGCTTGAAATTGGTCTCGCCCAGCACATTCTGACTGGTCTCAGTATCGGGGTTCAGCTCCTTGGAGAGGTCGTCGTTATCCTTGCCCAGCGCCTCCCAGCCACCCGTAGCGGCAGTGTACTCGACAACGAGAATGTCACCGTCCGCGGGGTCGCCGGTGATGGACAGACCATAGGCGGTGCTGATGTCGCTGACAACGTTCCCGTTCAGCGTCCAGTTCGAGCCATCGTAGAGGAAGGTGTACTCGCCGGATACGTCGCTGACCGCTGTGCCGAAGGTGGCGGCAGTAACCGTGCAGGCAGTAACGCCCGAACTATCGCCGATGGAGACGCTGGCCCTTTCCTCGATGTCTTGCCCCGTCCAAGAGCCAAAATACATACCGCGGTTACGTTCAAGTTTTGCCATTTTCTTATCCCCTTTCACGGAAATGATGGTTAGGTCGGACGCGCTGAAAAACGCGCCGTCATTGAGATACAAAGTCCCTTTTCTGATTCGTCCGGCGTCGGAGGAGAAGAAAAGGGAACCGCTTATTAGTCGCGCATACATTTAATCAGCTCCCTTGTTCTTAGCGTCTGCGATAAGTCAGCTTGATTTGAATCTGGTATTTTGCGCTGCTTGCACCGGGCGCGGAGACGTACTGTGTCAGCGTGGGGACAACTGACAGTACGCGCCCCTCATTCACGCAAGGGAGATTGCGGGAAGAGTTTTGGTTGATAATCCAGTCAATTACGTCTTGATAGAAGCCATAATTGGCAATGTTCTGTGCTTCTGCCGCTCCGAACACTTCTTTCGACGCAAAGATGAAATTCAAGGTCTGAATATCGTTCGGAACGTGCTCGCCAAGCACATTTTCATGGTAATTCACGGTAGACGGAACCGCATACAGCGCGTACTCCGTCGCTTCTTCGGCCAGATAGTCAACCCTGAAATGGTTAGCCTTTGACAGTGCCGGACATTGGCGAAACCACTTGCGGAGGTGTTCTACGTTATTTACCGTTGGCAACGTTTCTCGCCTCCTCCAAAATGTCCTGCATGTGGTCGGCTTTCATGCGCTCAAACCAGAACGCACCCGCCAGCGGATTAGAATCCGTTCGGAAGGTCAGCGCCCTGCCGGTCAGGTGCTTCTCCTGTCCGGGCGGCGAAAAGAACCGTGTAGGCGTTCCCGCATCGTCCTCGAACACGGGAATGTTCGGCCCCATGACCTCCCCGTAATACAGGTATCTGGCATACGGCGTTGCATATATGACCTGTCCTCCGCCCGGAGGAGAAGCCGCAAACGGACTTCGCGCCAGTGTGCCTGTTTCCCACGGGCAGTACGGCATACAGTAGGAAATGACCGCATTGTCGATAGCGGTCTGCACCCGCCCACCCGTTTCAAGGTTTTTGGCGCGCAGAAGGTCGCCGTCGCCGTTCCATTGAAAGGCCGCTTTAATGGTCACACTCAAGTCCCCACC